GTGTTGTCTTGTTCAGGGTCTACACCCTCAATAGAAAGTAAATGCATAATTGCGAAAGCAACGTCCGCATGGGAGCTGTCTTTCGTGCGTTTTGCGGTGAAAGTCATTTGACCGGAACGAGGAGTCACCGCTCGTTTGATTAACATAAAGGAATGAACAACATCATCCCAGGCACCATCAAATAAAAGTCGACCGGCTTGAATGACTTCTTTAGCCTTGTAAACCATGATGCTCTTGGTCTGAACGCTGTAATTGATACGCATTAATCTAGGGAAGAACACTTCTACCAGTTTAGAGGTCGGGTCTCCAATACCGGTTGTGTCCATAGCAATTTCAGCCACATTATATTTTTCGGTCAGTTCACGAATAATTGCGGCTTGCTGTGTATAAGAAACTCCGTCCAGGCGAAGTTTTTCAACTAATCTGAACGCCCCGGTTGCACTGGTTGGCGGCAACGCCACCACAACGGCCGCTTCATCACCAACACCAGAAGGGTCGTAGCCAATCCATACAGGTCGATTGCCAACTGGACGGTTTGATTCAAAATTAACATCTTTCCAAACAGAGGAATCGATTTTGCAGGCCATCAACTGTTTAAGTGCGAATACCGCACCGGTTTCGTCCATAAATTTACAGCCGAAAAGATTGTTAAAAACATCCTTGTCAGGATAGCGTAAACGTAATTTATCCAGGTTAAAGAAAGTGGCGCCTTGCTTGATTGCATCAAACACGGTAATCATTTTCCTGAAAATGCCATCTTTACCCAGAGCACCATCTTTCAAAGTTTTATGGCTAACATCAATCTTATCTTCTTTTTTACCTTCCCATTTTGCATAGGCTTCATGGGCTATCGTAGATGGAGTAGAAAGATAGGTGGTTCTCCATTTATCATGAATAGCCATTGCACCGCCCAGATCATCAAGCATTTTAAAGTTTGGAATCCAGAAGACCTCATCCACATATAAGTGGCCGCTAAATCCTTGTGCAGTTCTTGAGTTAGTCGACAAGAAATAGAAAGTCGCGCCATTACTTAGTGTGATTTCGTCTTTACCCTTAAGGTCCAGTTCACCAACTTTCAGGGCAAACAACCTGATATAGCGTTTGAAAATTTCAGATTGTTTTTTGGATGCTGAAATGAATATCTGGTTGTCACCGGTTAAGATTGCGTCCTCGAACGCCTCCCAAGCAAAATAGTAAGTCAGTCCTATTTGTCTCGATTTTAAATAGAAGCGCTGCCAATTTATTTCCGGGTCTTGTTTTTCAGCCCAAATATTCAACTGGTATAAAAAGAACGTTTTCTCTCTGAACTCGTCTAACATCTCTTTAGTAATATGTGAGATGTCATTTTTCTTTTTATTGGAAGGGCGCCCGCGGTTAGATCCGTCTTTGGCTTTGGCGTTACGGTTTTTGATTTCACCGAGCTGGTGTTTTAACAACATATCCAGTTCGTTCAACTGGCGTTCTGTCTTTTCATCCACCCACATTAAATAGTTAATGCGTTGGCGTAAGGTCAATTCTGTTGGCGCGTCTTCTCTTAGGTCTCTCCAACCGAACTTTTTAATCCATATCTGTACCGCACGTTCAGAAACTCCCACCTGACCGGAAATCTCTTTTGGTGTTTGCTGGCGTAAATAAAGACCTAAAGCTTTGGTCTGCTTGAGAGTGTAAAGGACGTTTTCTTCAATAATTTCGCTCATGGCTAAATTATGCAATTAAACGTGGTCACATTCTGTTATTCACTTTTTAAATCAAAAGATTAAAAATCCCTTTTGTTTCAAAGTGTTAAGCAATATCCGATACTGAAACCCAACAGCAAAACACAGCGATTTCATTACAAAAGGGTAAACCATGTTTAAAACTGTTCCGATTTGCATCTTAACCGCCGGCCACACTATTGACGGGCGTGAAGTTAAGCCAGAAACATTGTACGAAATGGCCGAGACTTATGATCCAAGCGTCTATACCGCTGTAATCAATATTGAGCACAATCGATACGGCACTAAATTGGGCAGCGTACTTTCTCTAAAAGTGAAAGAGATCGGCGAAAAAGTAAAACTGTTTGCTGAATTAAAGCCAAACAACTACATGCTTTACCTGATTCAGCAAGGCCAAAAACTATTCACATCTTGTGAAATCGTGCACAACTTTGCCAAAACCGGTAAATCCTACCTAACTGGCCTAGCGACAACAGATAACCCGGCCAGTTTAGGTACTACTGAAATGCATCTTTCAGCTAACGATCAACAAGCCGAAGCTTTCACCACTAATGGTGATCCTATTCAGTTTAATGATGAAAACGAACCTTTCTTCAAAAACCCATTTTCCAAAAAAGAGGATGATTCCATGGAAAAAGCCACTCTAGAACTGGTTCAGCAGTTAAGCGACCAGCAAGCACAAACGGCCGAAGCGCTTAACGCCCTGGCAGGAAAAATCGACGGTTTAAATCTGGGTGCAGCCGCACAGGAAAACCATGATCAAGCAACCAATGACGATGAAGGTCAAACAGATGAATCAGTAGATTTATCTTCTGTACTAGGTGTAATGCAAGAAATGCAAACGACCATTCAAGCATTAAGCAAAACCAGTGAAGACACAGCCAAGTTGCTTACACAGTTAAGTGAAGAAACAGACGAAAGTTTCCGTCACCAGGCAAGCGGCCAGGATGGTGAAACACAAGAAGTCGTTCTGTAATCCGGTAAATCCTCAATAGTAATCAGATTAGAAATCAAAGGAATTCAAAATGAATGTAAATACTCAACTGAAATTTGCCGCATTACTAACGGCTATGGCTTCAACTTACAGCGTAGCCGATGTAACCAAAACGTTTGCGGTAGATCCTGTTAAATCTCAGGAAGTCCGTGCGGCGACTATGGAAGATGTGAGCTTCCTATCTAAGATTAATGTGATCGGTGTCGACAATCAAAGCGGTGAAGTCGTCGGTGTTGAAGCTTCAGGCATGATTGCCGGTCGCACTGACACGAACACAGCAGACCGTGAAGCTAAAGATCCAACAGGCTTAAAAGGTACACCATATTTCTGTAATCAAACTAACTTCGATACTTACCTGACTTACGCAAAACTTGACGCCTGGGCATATCAGAAAAGTTTCAGCACAATCGTTTCTCAGCAAATCCGCCGCTTGATTGCATTGAACAAAATCACAATCGGTTGGTACGGTGAATCGGTTGCAGCAACAACGGATCCAGTGGCCAACCCTAAAGGTCAAGACGTTGCAAAAGGCTGGATTCAAAAGTTACGTGAACAAGCACCTGAAAACTTCCTAACGGAAGGTGGTACAACAGGCCAAATTCGTATCGGTACCGGTGGTGACTATATCAACCTTGATGTGGCGGTTAACGACGTAAAACGTATGCTTGATGAAGTTCATCAAGACAGCGGGGATCTGATTGCGATTATCGGTTCGGAACTGCTAGGTGATGCAGAAGCCAAGTTCTACGCTGAGAATGCTGGCACACCAACTGAAAAAGCGAAGATTCAAGACTCGCAAGTCATTGGAACTTACGGTGGTTTACTGTCATATAAAGTACCAGGCTTCCCTGGTCGCGGAATTCTTGTAACCTCATTCAAAAACCTGTCTATTTACGAGCAAAACGGAACCATCCGTCGCCGTATTGAAGACAACCCAAAACGTGACCGTATCGACTCTTTCTACTCAGAAAACATCGATTACGTTATCGAAGATCTAGGCAAGATCGCTGGGCTTGAGTTTAAAAACATCAAAGTGACATACGACGACGGAACAACTTGGGTTTAACCTTCTACTCCTCCGTAGGCCTTGGCTGCTAACTGCTTTTAGGTTCGCTTAAAAAACAGTAGTGCGGCCAAACGCCTACCCTCCATTAACGTAACAAGGATAAAAAATGGCAACTTTGATCGGTGACAAATCCTACGAATACCCAACGGAACTACCGGCCACCAGCTTTTACCCTGCATTGAAACTTTCTGAGTTTCAAAACCTATTCGGTTTTTTAGAAGACACCACCGAGTTTGAACTGACGCACACCATGAAAGTGCAAAGAGCTTTGGTTCATAAAGAGCTTAAACCGCTCACGGACCTATATTCAAATTTAGTGGCGTGTTCTCAAGAACGGTTTGGAGATGACACAACCGCCGAGCTGTTTTATCAGCAATCGGTATTTAATTTAACGGCTGCAGTACTGATTGGTAACCGTTTGGCGACCGACGCCACCAAAGAAGCGGCTGATCGTCAGGAAGCGCTTAACACTCGTAACGATGTGGTACGCGCTCAATACCGCCAAGCGATCGACCAGCTATTAAGTAACCCAGGTGTAACGGTTGAATTGATATGAAATTACTGCAATCGCTCACTGACTTTTTAACCGAACACGGTGTTAAAAATTTGGAATCTTGGGCCGAAGACGGCGAATTAATCTTTAGCCCAACTGGTGGCGATCAAGGGTTGGCCATTAAGTACACCGCCAACTTTGAAATGAGCAATACCAAAACCCAGCCAATCCGCGTATTTGGTTTAGTCATAGCATGGATTGCCAAGTTTAACCAGGAACGTGAAGACCAAGGTCTACCAAACCCTCAGTTTTTTAGTGAACGCCTTGAAGATCAGCATTACGACTTAGGTATTCGCATTGAGTTTAACGAAGAGTATATGTTCGAGCTGGACGAGAACGGATCCTGGCTAGCTAATGGCCAACCATCAAGCCTAGTGAGCACAGCCAGCGAACGCATTGATTTAGATGGCCAAGGCACTTTGGAAGTGGTTGACGCTCATACGCAAGATACGGAAATGAAAAGCTGATGGCTGAAATATTGAATATCAGTACACCAGAAATGATTCAGCAACTTTTAAATGATTTGTCTTTACCAGCGGCTGAAAAGAAAAAACTGAATCGAGAACTGTCTAATGACACAAGACGCTTTTTCAGAAACCAGATCAACAGCCAAAAAGATATAGAAGGCAATGCGTATGCACCACGAAAACGTAGAAATGTGCAGATAGGCGATAACAGTAAAGCTCGAGTAAACCGGAATATGTTGACCGGATTATCCAGAATGCTGATCGCCAAGTCTGATGAATCTGGATTCAGTGTTGGTTTGGCTGGTTTGGCCGGCCAGATAGCGAAAACCCACAATGAAGGTAAAACGGTTACCTATACGCGCCGTATGAACGGGTGGTTTAACTCTAAAAAGAATAAATGGGAAGGTGGCATCAAACGTAAAGCGGCATACAGAATGCCGAAACGGACCATGATCGGCTGGACCGAAAGACTAGAACGACAGATCGCCCACAAAATTTTACAACGCATGGAGCCTAAGAAATGACTCAACAGAAATTCAAAATCAAACCGGCAGACAAGAACGTAAATGTTCGTGACCCGGAGACTTACGAACCTCTGAAAGCCACAGGTGAAGAAAAACCGCGTAATGAATATTGGCTTCGTCGTCTGAAGGATGGCTCAGTCGTTGAAGTAAAAACAAAATAACAGACAACCAACACAGGAGACTAACCCATGTCAGGTGTAAGTTTTAATGAAGTACCGGCCAACGTTCGCGTTCCCGGTGTCTATATCGAAATTGATAACTCTTTGGCTAATAATGCCGAAGAGCTGCAACGTGTTCTATTTGTAGCGGCCGCAGCAGCCGGCGCCAACACTGGCACAAACACGGTTAAATTAGTAGCGACACCACAAGCGGCAGCGGATGAATTCGGCACTGACAGTGATATTCACAAGATGGTGACAGCCTACTATGAACAGAACATTTCACTGCCAATGTATGCTGTTACAACGGATAGCACCACACCGGATGTGGCCGCCGCTTTAGCCGCAACCGGTGATGATCAGTTCCACCATATTGTCTGTGCGTTCAATGATGCCACGTCGGTGAATTCACTGGCCACATTCCTGGAAAACCGTTACCACGCTTTACAGCAGATTCCAGGTTTAGGCTATATCGCTAAAAAAGAATTGCATGCCAACCTGGTGACTTATGGAGAAGGGTTTAATAGCCCATTCATTACCGTGTTGGGTGTCAACAATCTGGTTGATGCCAACGGCACAACCATTACAGAAAAAGAACTGGCGGCAGCATGGGCGGGGCAAATCTCTAACTCTTTAGCGATTGACCCAGCTCGCCCACTGAAAACCTTGAAATTGAAAGGTGTATATTCAGCCGGTGCACCTGAATGGGCATACGCTGAACGAAACTTACTGCTTTATTCAGGTATTTCAACCTACACAACCAACCAGGCTAAAGAAGTTTATATCGAACGTCCTTTCACGCTATATCAGGTAAATGCATCTGGTGTCGAAGATGATAGCTATCTGGATATTACGGTACCAGCCACGGCGATGTACTTCCGTGAAAAACAGCGTTCTCGCATCTTGAGCAAGTTTCCGCGTCATAAGCTGGCCGCAGATGGAACCAAGTTCGCGCAAGGGCAAGCAGTGGCAACACCGGCCATTATCAAAGCAGAACTTTTGGCGCTGTATCGTGAATTGGAATACTCGGCTATCTGTCAGGACTTCGACGGCTATAAAGATTCGATGTTCGTTGAACTGGATCCGAACAACCCTTCACGTATTAACGTGCAAGACTCGCCACAGTTTGTAAACGGTATGTTGATTTATGCCGGCAAGGTTCAGTTTAGAAAATAAACTCCCCGATTTTAAGAACTAGCTCCCCGATTTTAAGGGAGCTTAATTAGAAGGAAATAATCATGCTAGTAACATCACGTGGATATTTGGATGCCGGATCAGCGGGTCGATTACCGACTAAAGAAGGTGGAACGGTTAAGTTGAGCAAAGTAAGCCGTGAACCGGTTGTCGGTGATGAAGGGGTAATCGGTCACACTGAAACCCCGGTCGCAACCGGTATCAAAGTGACTCTGGTTGATACAACGGCTTTGGATAAGCAAAAGTTGGCTGACATGGTTGACGAAACCATTGTCTATTCAACCAACAATGGCCAGCAGTTCGTTTTAACTGGTGCATTCGTCATGAATGAACTAGAGCTCAACGTCAAAGACGGTACTTTGGAAGTCGAATTCGGCGGTACCGAATGTGTTCAACAGGCTTAAAGCCATTTAAACGTTTGGAGTAGACCATGAGTTTAGCTTTACAACACAAAAAACGCATTTTGGCCAAACAACAAGGCCAACCACAAAACCGTGCATCAGAAGAAAAAACCACCGTTGTGGTGATAGGTAAAGTGGATACCAACGCTTTTGAAGCACTTAAACAAAGCCTGGAATCCGATCTAATCACGCTTAAGCATGCTAATGGTGCTGAAGAACGAGATCCGTTTAAAACTGATCTGATTGGCAAATACCGAGAGTATGCAGAACACTTGATGACATTCGAC